CACTATAAAAAATATTCATAATTACCGGATCACCCTTCGTTAAATTTTTAACGAAATTCATAATTACTATAGTTAGCATATGCTAACTACATCTTAACATAAATTCAATACAAGTAGTATTAATCATTTACAATTTATATCTTACGTTGTAATATTTTTTTGTTATACTATATTCATCAACGAAAGGGGATGCAGATATGAACGAATACAAACACTTTAAAGACGCTTTAGGTATGGAGGATGACTTTGAGCTTCATACGTGGGACGAAATCGACCGATTAAATAAAGTTTGTGAAGAGCATTTTATATATCGGGGTTATGCATTGGATGACGAATGTACAGGGTGTTACACAGTATTGTTATACGATTCAATCGGCTACTGCGTATTAGATTATCACATAGGAAGTAAAACGGTGTTATTAGCACCTCAAGAAATTGAGTTTATGAACGGTGATGATGTTATAACATTTCGCGCGTCAAACGGTGATATATACACTCATTTTTTAAAAGGCGGAATTCATCAAGAGGACTTAAATTCAATATATGAATGTGTTAATAGTAAGTCAGGGCTGGCAAAATGTAGAGTTGACGACGACTACAACGTTTTAGTATGGAGTGGTTTAGACAATGACAAAAACAGATAAAATGATTAAATTATACAACTATTATGAAATCATGTACCGTAGACATTACAGCGTATGCAAAAATAGTTTGGAAACTGATATCTATCAGGCGAAGCTGTCGGCGGTGAAAGAATGTTTAGATATTATGTCCGAGGATAACACAAATGACAGATAGACAGGAATACCGGAGATTGTATTATATTCTTAAGAAGCGCGAGCAAAGGTTTTCAGCGTCTAAGGAATGGTCAGCTTATGACAAAGTGCTTAAAAGCGGATTATTTGACTTAGAAGCCCCGAAGGACGTCTCAGATGAAGATTTACCATTTTATCGAGAAATTGCGGAGAATTTATATAAAAATAAGTTTGCAAGCATTGCGGGGCTAAGAGAATTGCGCCGAAAAAGTGTTGCAACATTAAAAAAACACGGATATAATATTCCAAGTTCTAAATATAATAAGTTTGCGGACTTTATGGCGGCGGCGAAGAACACAAAACTAATAGATATATATTCGTCGGAGGAACTCGGGCGTGCATTCATTAATGGAGATGCTAAACACAAGACTGTCCAACATATTATTAACGAAATCATTTAATAAGTATCTGGAAGTAATAGCGTCATGGGATATAGAAACGAGCAAAATTGAATACAAAGATGGAACTCACGCGTTTATGTATATATGGCAGCTGCATATATGGGGCATGCCTGTAATATATGGCCGAACTTGGGAAGATTTTATAACCGTGATTGACGAATTAAACCGAATAATTCCGGAGAAGAAACGATTAATTATATATGTTCATAATCTAGCTCACGAATTCCAATTTTTAAAGGGCATTCATGAGTTTGACCGAAAAGACGTGTTTTTAGTTGACGTTAGAGAACCTTTGTACTGTGTGTGGGGTAAAGTGGAATTTCGTTGCAGTTACAAGCTTGCGGGTGTAGGTCTTGAACGTTTCATGAAAGATATGAATGTTCCTAAAGCGTTACAAAAAACGGATATGGACTATGATGTAGTGAGATATCCATGGTCGGAAATAACGACCGAAGATTTAATTTATATGCGTAATGATGTTGTAGGACTATCATGTGCGATTAAAGCTTTGTTAAAAGCTAATGGAGACACCATAAATACAATTCCATATACTTCAACCGGATATGTCCGGCGTATGGCAAAAAAGGTGTTATTCACATATAACGGAATATTACGCGGTTTAGTGCCAACCTTACACGTGTTTGAACTGTTGCGTGAAGCGTTTAGAGGTGGAGATACTCACGCTAACCGTTTCTATGTTGGAAAGATATTATATAATGTTGGAAGCTATGACCGTGAAAGCTCATATCCTTACGAACTGGTTAATAAAAAATTTCCGCTGACCGGGTTTAGAGAAACGACAGATGATATTAAAACCATACTATCAAATTCGGAAAAATTCGGATACGTATTCAGGGTACGATTGGAACATGTAGAACTTAAGAAATGGCATCAGCCGTACATACCCTTCAGTAAATGCCGGAACATAAAAAACTATTTGCTTGACAACGGCAGAATATTATACGCCGAGAGTTTGGAGACAACATTAACAGAAATTGACTTAATGATTTTATTAGAGGATTATAACATTGCTTCGCAGGATATAACAATAATAGAATGTTATAAATCTCTCAAACGCTATTTACCTTTGGAATTTAGACAACTTGTAATTGATTTGTTTATAAAAAAGACTGAGTTAAAAGGTGGGCAGGATAACATGGCATATGCGGAATCCAAGAAGAAAATCAACGCTTTGTATGGTATGACCGTACAAAACACTTTGAAAGATGATATAGTGTATCTTTCATCAACTGATGAATATTATCTCATCGACACAAAAGAGGAGAAACTTGCTAAAATGAAGAGGTCGCCGTTTCTCCCGTATGCTGTCGGCGTATGGGTTACGGCGTATGCTCGTCAGGACTTAAAAGCTTTTATGTGGATAGTCGGAAGAGATTTTGTATATACGGATACAGATAGTGTAAAATATATCGGAAATTATACGCCTGCCGATTATAATAACCGCATGGTCGCAGAGGCTCAAAAATTGGGCTACAAGGCGGTTGACATAAAGGGGTGTACTCATTATATGGGCGTGTATGAAAACGAGGGAATAAGCGAGAAATTCGTCACTCTGGGAGCGAAGAAATACGCCCAGGTTAAGGACGGAGAATTAAAAGTAACTGTGGCAGGTATCAATAAGAATAGAAAAGGGTCTACTCCGTCCGGCGCGGAAGAGCTCGGCGATATTGAGAAATTCAAAGAAGGTTTTATGTGGAGTAAAGCGGGTGGAACAAGGGCAATCTATAATGATAATGATACGGACATAGATCTACAAATTGACGGGCATAATCTTCACATATCGTCTAATGTTGCGATTGTCCCGACAACGTATAAGCTCAGTACAAGTATAGATATTGAGGAGATATTAAAACGTATTAGCAATTCATCCCTTGAATGGTTGCGGAAAAATTATTTTGATATGGAAAAGATACGATGGATAGAGTAAAGAAAAGTAAACTATACCAGCCGTCAGGATATCCGGATATTGAGTATCTATTAAGTAAGGGATTGCCGTTTATGTGGTTAATTGGCGGTCGAGGAATCGGAAAGACTTATACTATACTGGAAACAATAGTATTAAAGCATCATACTAAATTTATACTGCTAAGGCGTAAAGCTTCTGAAGTTAAAAAGCTGTCAACCGACGCGTTCAATGTATTTAAAAAACTAAATACTGATAAAGGAATAGACATTAGACCTTATCCGAATGGCGATGATTGTTATAGCTTTTATTATGCCGATGAGGATGGTAAAGCATGGGGTGAATGTCTTGGACATATGATGAGCTTATCAACCTTTGCAAATTTCCGCGGCGGAGATATGACGGATATCGATTTTATAATACAGGATGAAGCTATACCCCAAACATTAAAGGGTCAAAGCATGAACGGCGAGGCTTTTACGTTCTTCAATGCTTATGAGACGATCAATCGTAATAGAGAGTTAGAAGGTCGTCCGGCACTCCGCGTTATTAGCATATGTAATTCTACAATTTTAAACAATGACTACTTTTTGACTCTTAATATGATAAGTCCAATTATGGAAATGTACCGTAATAAAAAGGAGTTGAAAATAGACAGAGAACATGAACGTTTAATAGCTTTATATCTAAATTCGCCAATAAGCGAGCGCAAAAAGAAAACAGCATTATATAAATATACGAAAGATACGGCATTTGCCAATCAAGCTATTGATAACCTATTTGAAGATATGGACAGCTTCTTAGATGTGTCACGTCCACTTGCTGAATATATACCCGTTGTAACAATAGGTGAAATTACAATATACCGGCATAAATCCAGGCAAAAACCGTACTACTTGTCAACACATAAAAGCGGAGCATCTAAAGAATTCAAGCTTAATGAATACGACATACTGGTATTCCGTAATAAATATAGAAGTATTGTAAACGCTGTATATTTTGGCGAAGCCGAAGCGGAAAAGGGGTATCTATTAAAATTGCTATTAAAATATATAAAAATGTATTGAGGTGTATAAATGAAAAATAATTTTACATGGATGGAATTATTAAAATTCTGGGCTATTAGGTTAATAATAGCAATAATTATTGCTATTATATGGGTTAGTATCTTATATTTTAAATATAGATAAATATTAATTATTAAAGGAGAAAGAAAATGTACAACAAAACAATTATTCACGGGAGATTATGCAAAGATTGGGCAAAGCTAACGAAATCTAAAAACAATGTTTTTGTTGCAAACACATTGGCTAATAAAAGGTTTGATGATACTATATTTTATGACATTTTTATAGCTGAAAAACGGGTTGAAACCCTTTTGAAATTCATTCCTAAAGGTTCGGAGATTATAATTGAGGGTGTAGCTGATAAACCTAAAAAGTCGCTTGATTATAATATGCGGATATATGTCGACAACATTATTATTGTACGCGGGAAATCTAAAGAATCAAAGGAGAATGCTACTGAATCAAAAGACAATAATGACCAAGATTATATTGACGATGATTATTGTCCATTTTAAAAATAAAGCGGGCTTCGCCCGCTTTATTTATGCCTGCAAGTGACAGTCCAACTGCCGGAGTATGCTACGCCATTTGTATATATTAATATTACAGGATGTCCAGATACGGGAGACACGGAAATTAATGTTGAATTTCCCCCTGTTAAATTTGTAATATCAGCGTCAACAATATAATAATTTGTTAAATCGACATCCGTTCCGATTATTTTTAATATGTTATATCCTGTTTCTGCACCCTCAGCTATTCGGACGACTCCTGTAGCTGAAGAAGTAAACACTTTTTCAACGGGTTCTATAGTTACGGACGGCTTGGTTGTATATGTTATAATATAGTTATTATTTCGGAGGACATACCCGGCGCTATGTGCGCTGTCAACATATAACTGTTCAGTCACATTGTCCGTAGTAATATTCAAGTAAATTTGAGGTGAATAATTATTAACTACTATTGCGTTAAGAATATTTTGTAATATGGTGAGCTGCCCCGACGGTATTGTCTCTCCGTCAGACTGTATTTCAAATCGAGGATACCTCGGCAAATTGGAAGTGATGACAAAATCCGTCACAGCTCGCTGCGACATTACCGTTGTTTGACTTGTACCGGATGACTGAGATACCCCTACAAGCCCTATTTTGGCATATAATACGTCTCCAGATGTAATGTAAATCGTTGCACGATAGACGGCATTTTCATTAGTAAAGGGCAAAGTCTGAATCATCATTGACGGTGATTGTGGCGAATATGCTTCATATGCATACCTAACAAAATTATTGACATTATCCACGATATAATATCGGACGTTAGCTCTGGTACGGTAATTTAATAACTCGGACATCGATACATTTATAGTATCCTCCGTGGCAGTATGTGTAACAACAACATAAAAACGTGTAAGAGCTTTCTCAATAGTTGATAGTCTATTCCTATCAGATGAAAAATTTGAATCTGTTTCAGTTTCAAATTCTGCTAAATTCGCAATATCCTCATTGAGTTTCGCTGTCAATTCTTCTACGGTAGTATTAAGAGTATTAATTCTGGAGCTTAAATAATTCAACTGTTCCGTTACAGCGTTTTGGCTCATCACCTTATTTGTTGAATCGCCGGTCGTTTGAACTATTAAGTTCTCAAATTGATTTATTAAATCTTCTATTTCACTTTTAGCGGATTTTACATATTCAATAATCCAATCTAAATTTAAGTCATGAAAATTAGTATAAGGAAAGTAATACATTCAGGCACCTCTTAATATAACAAAATACAAAATTCATTTTTAAACTCGTCACATATATATTTATTAAAATCGAACATAACTAAGTCTCTTTGACTTTGCGCCATTTGCTGACTTGTGGTTACTCCGATGTTTCCGTGACGACTTAGCGTTACTGTACGATTTAACACATCATTTCTGCTAATATCAAGCTTTTGGGTATCCTTAAATGTGTGTTCCTCTGTAGTTGTGTGCGTTAAATTGTCAGTTCTGGTATTAGTAGAAGTAGTACTAAAATTATCAATGTCACTATGCGCATCCGCTAATGTTGATGAATTAAATGCCGATACTTTATGCGTAGTAGTTCCGTCACGACTGGCATCCCCGCTGTCTGATACTGTGCCGGTATCATTAGTTGTAATACTATCTTCAGTGGTTGTCCCTCCACTGTGTGTATGCGTATCAGTTCCGGTATTAGTATCCTCTTGCGTAGTTGTCTCTTCCATATTGTAATTTTCAAGAGGTTCAAACGAATTATAGAATTCCACAGTAGTGGTATTATATAATTCCGTAAATCTCACATCATTTACTTGAGCCCATGTACTAATAGCAATTTCTGCAAAATTAGGATTAGGGTACATAAATTCAAGCTCCGCAGTATTCATAAGAATATAACCTGCCAGCTGTGTCGACATCCAACTACTGGATACATTAAACCAGCTTTTAAATTTTGAAGCTAAATCCTCAAATTCCGCTGTTGTCGGTAGTGTTGAATTGACTATCCCCATTATTGAAAGACATGCGTCCATTAAGTTCCACCCTCCATTTTACCGAAAGATTACCCTCAAGTTCAGGGAATATTTCTATAGCCTGCTCAATACCTCGCTGGACTTCCTTTAAACTCATATCCATTGCGGAAAATGCCTGCTGATTATTAGCATTAACCTCCGAAGTTATAAGACGCTCTTTTTTATCCGTATTCGCTGTAGGTATTCCAATTCTATTAAGAAAATCATTATACAGATTTTTAAGAAGTCCGTGTAAATCATTTGCTATAAAATTATTCCGAATTTCATTATTAAACTTTACCCAATGGGGGTTATGTTCTTCATCAAATAAATTTTTATCTATAAATGCCGCAGGTTCACCACTGGCAATTTTATCCATAAACTTCTTAAATGTTTCTGCTCCGGCTTTATTATCAGAAGCGAACACATAAGCAAGTTTTGAATTCAGTATATTAGTATCAAGTGTTTCTGCCGTCAACGCCATCATATCGCCGTAATAATTTACAAGGTCGAGCATTCCGCAGTAATCGGGACGTATTCTGATTACCGCACATTCTTCACCGATTACAGGTTCAAGTATTTGATTTATTCTCGGATTAGAAATTACAGCATTAGTAGGTTGATACTGCACATTATATCCTTTTAATCCCGCCTGTTGTGGAATTATACCGAATGCCGGAGTATCAATAATTGCAAAATATCCCCATGAGAATAGAACAGCTTTGAAATAATTGCTATCCCAATTCTCCGGGATTTTCCATTCCCAAACACTTAATAAATCAGAAAATAAATAACGTCTGAAAAATGCTGACAACGCGGTATTCGTTACATGTATTGTTGACGGCGTAACAGGTGCCGTTTCAAGCATGATGCTACCGTATGAATACGGCGCACTATTCATAGAAAAATCCCCCATTCAAATATTCTTCAATTTTTGCACGCTCCGTTGCAAGACATGGGAATTCGACCTCTGCATTTGTACACTTAATAAATCCTCCAACAGTGTTTAATACCGCCGGTGCGCAATATGGACGGCCAAACTCCGAATTATATTCGTCAGCTATTGAATAAAATGCTGAACATAATCTATTACTTTCAGCAAAAGAAAATGTTGCTAAATCCCCACCTGTTCCAGTCTCACGAATAAGCGGTACTCCGGCAATTGCCGCCCAAGTGCTCAATCCTGTTTCTACCGTCATATTTGAGCCGCCGGTAATAGTGCTTATAACGTTCATTGCACTACTTGCAACTGCAAGATCTCGGGACAACCCCGAAACCGCTTGAACATTTAGTAATACGTCAACTCCAACTTGCGCCTCAGATTCTGCAAGAATCATCGAATCGTTGCCATTGGAAACACGTAACCACCCTCTACCGGAAAATGCATCAATGCCTATATAGATTTTGATAGATGTTTCATCAGCGATTAGACTACAATCTAATGGAATTTTGCCAAAGGGTTTAACAGACAATACCCGCTTTGTAAACAAATCAGAATTAACATAACTTCCACGACTCGCAGTTTGTGGATGTTGTGGTAAAGTTACGGTTCTTTGAACACTTGAATATGACTGATTATCATGTATTATTCTGCATAATGCTGGCACTTTCCAATATCCCATATTAACAGTTTCTGTGCTTGTACCCCCAAAAGAGCTTTTATATAATCTAATTGACTTTATAAAATCCAACGGATTAAATATCGCCGGGTCATATGCAATATCAACATCCGATAATTGCCACCATGCAGACGAGTTATAAACGCTATCTATAAACTGTTTATACTGCTCTGATGAAAAAATGTAATAAGTTATGCCGGTACTTCCACCACCCCCGGAAACTCCTACAACATAATAAAACTTGTCAATCCATGGAGATGTGATATCAGTTATGTTCACTGTTGGATTTGTCATTACCGGATACACTGTATCAACTATACGTCCATTATATTCTCCACTGCAACGCTCTACATAATGTGTGCTTGTTCCAATATCCCCCTTATATGATGCCATAGGGTCAACTTCAAGTGTTGCAATCCAATTCCGTTCCACCCATTCCCATTCCGTCACAAAATAATATCTCTCAAAAGCATCAATATAAGCGTAATTATAGCTTGCAGGGAAATAATCAACCGCCCCGGCAGCCTGAAAGATAATGATAGGTTTTAGTATTGTACAATTATCTTTCAGCGTTCCGGTGTATGTAACACCCTCTGTGGGGGGTGTTTTGGTTGAATTATTCCGCTTTCCAAATCCTGAATATAACGTAACTTGCATAATATTAATCCATTGTAAATACCACAGCATTTTCGGTAAAGTCGTTAAAAAATCTATCCGTAAAATGCCATGCAACATTATAATAACCTCCTGAAATATTAAGCGGACTTGTTGCACTCCATTCATTGCATACTGTCATTCCGCAGCTTTCCTCATCACAAAGAAGAGCGAACACCTTCGGAACCGACACAGCATCACTTGGCGTAGTAATAGTTCCGTCAGCCTGGAGATATGACGGGGTAACATTAATTGTGTCTGGAGTATCTACAGCCTGCCAAAAATTAACAGTTTCATGGTCAGCATAACGCAGGAATGTGTCATGATAAGTATCGGCTATTGCGCGAGCTGTGCTTTCATACATTGCCGGAGCATACATATACAATCTCTGGTTTTCATAAGGTGTATGACGTGTAATAGCTTTGCCCGTAACATTGATATGATGAAGCTGTAAACGTTCTGTAAGAAGCGCTGAAACTGTAGCTATTCGAGCATATACAAATTTCATGAAATCTGGGTATACATCCGGAGCCATAATGGTTGCCGCTGTATATTCCCCGCCGGTCTTTGCGTTATATTCAGTCAGCAAATGAACTTTCTGTTCGTCACCCCCGCCGGACACAATTCCGCCGATGAGGTTAGAAAGAGTTGCACGTTTAAGGTTTTCATGTGCTGTCTCTATCATGTCCATAATATTACCTGTCACCATGCTGTAGAAGCTTGACAGTTCCTCTGGACTGGTAAATGCGCATTCCAACTGTTCCCTAAAATATGACCGTTCAATACTGAACACATTCGCACCATAGAAGTTAGTCTGCAATATATTTGGACGGCGGAGTTTATACATATCTACGCTCTGCCCGTCCTCTGGCAAAGCAAATGCTGTATCATCAATATACGCTCCGTCGGCAATATTGAGTTTGCGGACAATATTGCCCCAACGTTCCGAAGACACTCTTAAACCCTTAAATTTTTCAGAATATGGTCTAATTGAAAATATAGTACGTGATACCATTTGTGTTATTGCTGACATTACCGGGTCAGTGCCATTCTTTAGCGCTGTTGTAGCTACTGATACAAAGTCACTGGTATTTGTAGGAGTTAGTACACTCTGACCCGTAGCCTGCTTAACAATCGATGTTAATAGTGTTGATACCTGATTAAAATTCAATTCATTTACACTTGCCATTATTTCTTATTCCTCCGTTAATAATATAATCGTTTATATCGTCTATAGTTGTATTCTTCTCTCCGCCTAAATCGCGAAGCTGATTAGTAGCAATAATCGTTTTTTTCAAATCGTCAATACTCTTCTGTAAATCCTTAATATAATCCATATTTGACCCTGCCGCTGTTTCTTCCGGCGGTGCCGACTCGACAACTTCTACATCCTCCGGCTGTTCTTCCACAGGGTTTAACAATTCTATTATTTCGTCCTTTGTAAATCCTGCATCTATTAGTTTGAATATTTCGCTAATTTCCATTGTGTAACCTCTCCACTAATTTTTTTAATTCTTCAACAGCTTCTGTTAATTTATTAATTGTTTTGGTATTCATTATATACAATGCTATACATGCGGCAATAGGAAAACCTAAATTTGCTATAATTTGTGTAACATCTGTAATTG